CATATAATAGAAACACTATCGAATACGACAACGGTGCTAGAATACAGGCAGTAACTACTACAGAAAATACCGGTCGTGGTAAATCTCTTTCATTGATCTATTGTGATGAGTTCGCATTCGTACAGCCTCCAGAGAAGGCCAAAGAGTTCTGGACTGCGCTATCGCCAACACTATCCACAGGCGGTAAATGTATTATTACATCAACGCCAAACTCAGACGAAGATCAGTTCGCCTTAATCTGGACAGAAGCCAATAAGAAGTTTGACGAGCATGGAAATGAACAGAAATTAGGAACTAATGGATTTCATAGTTTCTTTGCACATTGGGCAGAACACCCGGATCGTGATGAAAAGTGGGCACAAACAGAACGTGCTAAAATTGGAGAAGAACGTTTCCGTCGCGAGTTTGATTGCGAATTTTTGATCTTTGATGAAACGCTAATCAACGCAGTACGTCTTGCAGAAATGAAAGGAGTTGATCCTATTATGACTATGGGGCAAACACGCTTTTATAAAGATATTGATCCAAGAGCTACATATCTAGTATCATTAGACCCGTCATTGGGCACAGGCGGAGACTACGGCGCTATACAAGTGTTTGAAATGCCTAGCATGGAACAGGTAGCAGAATGGCGACATAACTTAACCCCTATCCAAGCACAAGTTAAACATCTAAGAGAAATTTGCAAATACATTCAGGACCGAGGACAAGAGAAGGGCAGTATTCCGCAGCTCTATTACAGTGTCGAAAACAATACATTAGGCGAAGCAGCTCTAATTGTTATTAATAATCTAGGTGAAGAGAATTTTCCAGGTTTATTCCTTTCTGAGCCAATTCGTAAGGGTCATGTACGTAAATTTAGAAAAGGATTTAATACAACGCACAAGACAAAAATCACTGCTTGTAGCCAGGTTAAACACATGTTAGAAACAGGAAAAATGAAGATTTATTCAAAACCGTTAATATCCGAGCTTAAAACGTTTGTGGCACACGGAGTGGGTTTTGGCGCTAAAACAGGTGAACATGATGACCTAGTAAGTGCCATGCTATTAGTGATCCGTATGGCGGGAGTATTATCAGACTGGGATCCTAAAATCTACGAAAAAATGACAGAAAAATTAAGCGAAGATCAAATGCCAATGCCGATATTTGTGTCTAGCGGTTTTTGATAAATATAACTATGGACGCAACAAACAATATAGCCACCGATTTATTCTACAAAATTAGAAGTCGCTTCAAAGGCCTAAAATTAGGCGATAGTGGCGGCGCTATTACTATCAATCCCGAAGATGCCCGCTTCTTTGATTTTGATTACATGGAAGGTGAAACAGCCATTGGGCATGTCAGTATTAGCCTAGCAGAACAAAATTCATTGAAAGTATATTTCTCTACGGGAATTACAGAGTCAATGGACGGCAATCAAAAAACAAATTGGTATGGATTTCTAAAAGAATTAAGGCAGTTTGCCAAGCGTAGACTAATGGCATTTGATACTAGGGATATTTCTAAAGATAACCTGGATCAAAGAGATTACGAATTTTTAAGTCAACACAATCAACCTAAAGATCAACAAAATACAGTGGTCAAACCTGTTGGAGAAAGCATTATGAGTGAAAGCACACTATACGGATCAAAGACCGTTAGTTATCAAAAGTTAATGGACACACGTCTAATTATCAAACACAGTCAAGCAGTTATGGATGATGCAGCACCTGGTGCTAGATCAAGAAACATTTCTGGACTGTTCGTTGAAAATCAAGACGGTGAACGTTTTAAGTATCCGTTCATTCACCTAGCAGGTGCAAGAGCAATGCAACGACATGTGGCCAACGGCGGCGTTCCCTACGATGATATCGGCAAAAGCATTGTTAACATGAGTGAAGAAATTGCACAATTAAAGAGCTTTGGCAACTATGTTGTTCGCAATGACCTAATGAATTCAGACACAAACAATGTTGTAGAACGATCAGCGGAGCAACTAAACAGATTGCGTGAGCAAATTAAGGCAATGAGCAAGCAGGGACATTACGAACAATATCGCGAATCATTCCAGGCACAAACACAAGAAGAAGTTCCACAAGAGTTTGTAGAAGAATTTACAGAAAAATTCACAGTTAAAAACTTCAAAGAAGATATTAAAAATGTGTTCCCGGTCTTATATAGACTGATGAAAGAAAGCGACATAGGCTATGACGACATAGTCGCAATGACAACTACAGCACAAGCAACCGACGAAGATGTTGAACTTGAAGAACACAACGAGTTTGATCGATTCGAATCTTGGGTTATGGGGTTAGGCGAAGACTCTGCTATTGCTAGTCAAGACCCAGAAGAACAACAGACAGCAAAACAAGAATTACAAGAACTAGTAGGACAGACATTTTCTGTAGGTGTCGATGGTTCAAATGCTATTGAAAGCCTAAAAGGCATCATTGAAGACCCTACATTATTCAAACAGATTAAAGAAGCAGCAAAATCAGATCCAGAAACAGATGCAAGAAGTCTAGTTAAAGATTGGCTAGAATCTAATGCACCAGAGGCTCTCGAAGGCTTAGACTTTGGCGACTTTCAACAAGAGGTACCGGCAGGTGAAGAATTACCGCAAGAAGCAGCAGACGGTCCTAACAAAAGTGATGTTCCAGCATATCTACGCAAACAAAAAGGCGGAGATGATTGGAAAATGAGCACCAAAGATGTTGAAGATGAAAAAACAAAATCACCAACTAGCTCAGCAGGCCTAGCAAGACGTAAACAAGAACTAGGTATGGGGGAAGCTGAACAAGATAAAGATCAATCTCCTCCTTGGGATACAGACGACGAAGAAAAATCACAATTTAAAAAACCCAATAATCCAAATCGCACAGGCCAAGACAGTGCTAGAGCATTAGCACAAAAAGGCATGCAGTCTAAAATGAATGTACAAGAGTTAGCAGAATTCATCAGTAGTTTTTATGATCGTAATTCAGGCACATTCCCTAAAGGCCCAGAAGGCGTTGTTATTATGGTAGGCAAGAAGTTTGGTGAACAAGCAGAACAAGTTGCTCGAGCAATGGTAGAAAGAATGGCACCACAACAACAAGATCCACAGATTGCAGAATTATCACGTATCCGTGAACTATCAGGGATGAGTGAAGCAAGTGCCGGATTTAAAGAAGGTGATAAAGTAATTTATATGGGCAAACACAATGCCACAGTTGTAGGACAAGACGGTACCGACTACTTTATTAAAATTGATGGTCAGCCAGGATCAATGAAAGTAATAGGATCACAATTAGCAGCACCAGGAGCAAAACCAGCAGCAGCTCCATCACCATCTAAACGCGGTGATACGGTGATGTGGAATGGCGAAAAGGCAACATACATTCGTCCAGTTGACGGCCAAGCAGGCAATTCGTATATTACTAAAGCCAATGGTTCAGACGAGTTGGTTGTTGATAAAGATCTAACCAAAGAAGCTGTACAATCAGATGAAATTTCTAGATTGAAAGAGCTTTTACGTTTTTAAGATTGTTCGTAGCAGTTAGAGTCTAGTTAACTCTATTAGATCGGACACTTAGGTGTCCTTTCTTTTGGCTAAATCAATTGTCAACGAAATTGCCATCTAAAGCGTTATATATATACGCAGGGAATATTCTTTGCGTATAACCTAAAGGAAACTTTAAAATGAAATCAATCGCAATCGTAGTAGCATCGTTGTTTGCAACAGTGGCATTTGCTCAGGCACCTGCTGCTAAAAAAGAAGAAGCTAAACCTGCTGCTCCAGCGGCGGCTGCACCTGCTGCCAAAGCAGACGCAAAAAAGGACGAAAAGAAGCCTGTCAAAAGCGAGCCTGCAAAGAAAGAGCCAGCTAAGACAGAAGCTAAGCCAGCCGCTAAGTAATCGAGAACTTGAGGATAGTGATCTTGTTGTTGATGACGAGATCACGTTCGGCCGTAATCTAAAGGCTCGTGATTTTGGTAAACTCGTTGAAGACGATGAACTATCGGATTATGTAAAGTTTAGATTATGGCTAGCAAGACAAAGAGCAATGGCAGCATATAGAGAAAAGCGGGCTTGACCCGCTTTTCTTTTTGGTGAAATAAAATCAAAAAAATAGCAGATAATCATTGACCTTGCTAAATAAAAAGCGCATAATAAAACATGTGCATAAGGCATATAAACATTTTAGGCATAACACAAGGAGGCATATAAAATGGCTACATTAGCAGAAATCCGTGCGAAACTTCAAGAAGCACAATCAAAGTCCACAGGACAATCCACCGGCGGTGGCGACAACGCAATTTACCCACATTGGAACATGCAAGAAGGCAAAGAAGCCGTAGTACGTTTCTTACCTGACGGTAATCCCAACAACACATTTTTCTGGGTAGAACGAGCAATGATCAAATTGCCGTTCGCAGGCATCAAAGGTGAAACAGACAGTCGTCCAGTTCAAGTGCAAGTACCTTGCGTTGAAATGTACAATGATGGTTCAGTATGTCCAATCCTTTCAGAAGTACGTGGTTGGTTCAAGGACAAGAGCCTTGAAGAAATGGGTCGTAAGTACTGGAAGAAGCGTTCATACATCTTCCAAGGCTTTGTAGTTGAAGATCCTTTGAAAGAAGATAAGACTCCAGAAAATCCAATTCGTAGATTTATTATCGGTCCACAGATTTATCAACTTATCCGCGGCGCTCTGATGGATCCAGAGTTGGAAGAATTGCCAACTGACTACCTCAAGGGTGTAGACTTCCGTATTGCCAAGACATCGAAAGGTGGCTTCGCTGACTACTCTACTTCAAAGTGGAGCCGTCGTGAACGTTCATTAACTGAAGTCGAAGCAGCAGCTATTGAAGCACACAGTTTGTTTAATTTGAGCGACTTCCTTCCTAAGAAGCCAACTGATGTTGAGTTGAAAGTAATGAAGGAAATGTTCGAAGCATCTGTAGACGGCGAAGCATACGATATGGATCGTTGGGGACAATACTTCAAACCAGCTGGCATGAGTCAGAACACTGGTGATCCTAATAAAGCCGCTAGTCGTGCAGCACCAGTTGATGAAGATGCCGACGATACTCCTGCGCCAACTGCGACCCCTGCACCAGCAGCGGCACCAGCAGCATCGGCAGAAGGTGCAAGTCGTGCGCAAGACATTCTTGCCATGATTCGCAACCGTCAGAAGTAATCTAGCTAAACATAGAGTGCGGGGCAATCTCGCACTCTTTTTTCAATAAGGCATAATAATATGGCAAAAGCATTTGATATTTCTAAATTTAGAAAGTCAATAACTAAGAGCATCGAAGGTCTTAGTATTGGCTTTAATGACCCAACTGATTGGGTTAGTACAAACAACTTCGCATTAAATTATCTTATCAGCGGAGACTTTAAGAAAGGTATTCCTCTTGGTAAGGTCACAGTATTTGCCGGCGAAAGTGGTGCAGGTAAAAGTTTTATCTGTTCGGGCAATCTAGTAGCAAACGCACAGAAAGCAGGCATCTTTCCAATCTTAATTGATACAGAGAATGCACTTGACGAAAAGTGGCTACATGCACTCGATGTTGACACAAGCCCGGATAAGTTGTTGAAACTTAACATGGCTATGATTGACGATGTGGCAAAGACTATTACAGAATTTGTTGCAGAATACAGAACAATGCCCGAAGATGAGCGTCCTAAAGTATTGTTTGTAATTGACAGTCTTGGTATGTTGTTAACTCCAACCGATGTTAATCAATTTCAAGCAGGTGATTTGAAAGGCGACATGGGCCGTAAGCCTAAGGCACTGACAGCACTTGTTCGTAATTGTGTAAACATGTTTGGATCATTAGGTATTGGTCTAGTAGCGACCAACCACACATATGCTTCACAAGATATGTTTGATCCAGATGATAAAATCAGTGGCGGACAGGGCTTCATCTATGCTAGTTCAATTGTGGTAGCGATGCGTAAATTAAAACTCAAGGAAGATGAGGACGGCGAT